AAGGAACTTATCCCTCAGTATAGGTTTAAATTCTAATTCTAATTTTTTAAGTCTTAGTCTAGCTACAGAATGTAGCTCTAAGTATTTCGAGTGTAACTTAGCGGAGTCACGAGATGATTCATCTAATGCCATTTCGTCTATCAAGGCATCTTTCTTCCACATTTCTAATATTGATTCAATGTTCATAATATGTATTATACCACACTTTCGGGTAAAAGTAAACCTATTTATTCAATTTCATAATAAGTATATTTAAATGTAACGGTTGCTTGCGCATATTCTATGTCGGTTAGTTGAGAATTAAATTCTACTGACCCTAGGTTAGTTGGAAATATATCTTGGAATTTAATTTCTTTTACTACGTTATTGTGAGAGGTCAAGATCATTAGTCGTGCGTCAAATTTATAATTTTCGTCAGCATCTTTCTTTGATATAATGTTATGTAGCCAATTCCACATTTCAATATAGTTTTCCATATTCTCTGTGATGTTGAATGTTATTGTGAGATCATCAAATGTCATTCTATCGCCGGTCATACCTAGATTAACACCTTTATAAGGAGTATCTATATTTGATAAAGAGATACCAGGGATATTAGCCTGTGTACAAAAGTACTCAGTATTTGCCATACCTGAATCAATTTTCAAAGTAAACCCTACTGGGCTTAAAAAGTTTTTATTTGCTGTCAGTGCCATAGTTTCTGTCCTGCCATTTTTCTAGTAACCATTCATTCCATCTTTCTACATATGCATCGTGATCAAGTCTGTTTGGTGCTGATAAAGGATCGTTATTTTCATCGCAATGATCTAACCACATTCTAGTGCAAAAAGATGAAAAGGAGTTTAGTTCGTGTGTCATGGTAGTATTTATATGTTTTAAAAACGTGGTTCCAAGAAAAAGAGGAACCGAAGTTCCCCTTTTAATTTTTGAAATGAATCCGTAAACGGATGCATACTTACGTGAGTAAGTTTACACCATTATGTCATCAACTCTAAAGATCCTAAAGTATGGATTAGCACGGTCAGTACCTGTTCCGTCGACTGCGACGAATGGGTTAGTAACCATTCCATATCTAGTTTTGAACCCGATACGCGGTTGGAAGTCGCTTTCGCCAACGGCTTTGACCATAGTCAAAGGAACGTATGGGCAATAGAACATACCAGCATCGTAAGGATTTGAACCTCTGTATCCTACGCAAGCGAAGTCAACAGTGGAATAAGGATCGATATACACTTTAAGTCTTCCGTTAAGAACGCCGGCAAAAGTATTACCAGTATCATCAACATTAAGACCAGTGGCTAGAGCAGGAGTATAATCCATAACGCCTGAAGCTGCTAGAGCAGAAGCTACGTCTGAAGAACAAAGAACGAAGTTCCCTTTTCCTCTACGAGTTTCTTTAGCAATTACGTTAGCTTCTCTTTCGAGTTGCATAACTAGGCCTTTGAATTTCTCTGCCATCCAACGTCCGTCACTATCAGTGCCGACATCAAAGATACCAGATACTGCAGTTGAGGATTGGAGTGCACCAATTTTAGCTTTAACAAGAATTGTTCTAACTACTTCACGGTTGATTTCCGCTAGGATTTCAGCGCTAAGTATATTAGCCAATTCGCCTTCAGCGTCAAGACCATGAATTGCTTTAAGGTCTTGTGCGAGTTCCATTGTGTACTCGGCTTTTAGAGCTCTAGATTTCGCTGTAACAGTTGATTTCTCGATTGAGAAAGCCATTTCAGCAAAAGCTGCGCCTGCACCACCAGAGGTTCCACGGGCTTCCGCGGTCGCTGTTGGTAAACCGGAACCATGTGTAGATACTACGTCAGCAGTATCAGCGATGGATCCATCTGTATCAGCATCAACAACGCCAGCAAGTCCAGTTGGATCTGCTTGGTGCGTTCCTGCGCCTGAAAAGTCGGTGTCAGCTTCGTCGAATAACGCTTCTGTACCGGCTTGAGTTGAATACCTAGATTTCATTGCGAAGATAAGACCAGTAGGTCCACTCATTGGCTGAACGCCAGCGATATCATAAGCAATTAGGTTAGGCATTGCACGTCTAACTAAAGAAATAAGAACCGGATCAAAGTTATCAATTGAACTACCAGTAGCGTTAGCTGCTGCTTCGTCAATTTGTCCAAATGATCGTTGGTTTCTTTCTTCTCTTAGGGCTACTTCTTGATTTTCAAGAAGACGTGCAGTAACCGATTTACGATAATGGTCGTCAATAGCTGGAGCACTTTCGTGATCGAGTACTGGAGCCCATTTTTCGATTAGGTTTTGGTCTGCATTAAACATTTTTTTCCCCTATTTAAGGTTTGCAAAATTAAAAAATAAATAATCAATTATTGACTATTCAATTTGGTTATGGCTTGAGTGTATGCGTTCATTGCATTAGAAAGTCCTTCTTTCGAAGTACCGTCTTCTCCAATTAGTGCATCAGATTCATCCACTGTTACTGGGCTATTTTGTGTGAAGTAAGATTCTTTGATAGTCTTAACTTTCATTTCGAAAGTTTCGGCATCTTCAAATTCTATATCTTCAACCAATCCAGCTAGTTTTTCAGCTTCTGTATCTGCTAAGCCTGAAGATTGTCCACGAACAATATTAGCTCTCAAGTGATCTTGATTACTATTACTGAGTTGTATATTATCTTCTGTGGTTTTATTGAGTTGTTCTTCTAGTTCAGAAACTTGATCAGCGAGATCGTCGATCAGGTTAGCTTTACCTTCTGGAACTTCAATATAATGTTCCTTGAACACAGATTGTAATGAAGTCATAAATTCTTCAGCGATCTCTGTTCTGAGACCTTGTTGAATTGCTACTTCATTTTCTTTCATCCATCCTTCAACTACGTAGTTCAAGTAGTTATCTACTTTTTCTACGATTTCAGTTTGAACGTCAGAAACTTCTGTTTCAAGATTTTGCGCATATTCAGACTCTAGTCTATCGATTTCAGCACTTACTTTTGTATTGTAAGCAGCTTCAAAGATAGCACCGGCCTTTCCACGGAATCCATCAGATAGTGTTGCTTCTTCAGCAACTATTAGATCCAAGTCTTCATTCCAGTCAGCAGATTCAGCTTTAGCTGATGCAGCAGATGATTTAGCCTTAATAGACTTATCTTTTTCTGGTTTAACAGCGTTAATTGCTTTCTTTACTGATCCGTCATCTTCAGACTCTTCAATATTTTTTACCATCTTTGCGAATATTTCTTGCGCTTCGTGCTTTTTAGCCTTCTTCAGCATTTCGACTGCGGCGTTTATAACACCAGCTTTAGTCTTGGGAATAGATGGAGCGGCTGGGGCTGAAGCTTCTGCTTCTTCCTCTTCTTCTTCATCGTCTTCTTCTTCTTTAACCTTAGCTTTTGTTACTTCATCAACTTCCTCTTCGGAAACTTCTTTAGAAACTTCGTCAGACTCAGCGGATTGCTCTGCAACTACTTCTTCTTCGGTAGCTTCTACAGCTACTTCTAAAGTTTCATCTTGAACAACGTCTTCGTCGGAAACGCCTTCAACTATACTTTTATATGTATTTGTCAAATTAGACATTTTTGTCTCCCAAAGTGAGTTTATAGTTTAGAGAGGAAATGTTTAAACGCCCTAATTTCCATTGCTGGCAAAGCCTTTAACGGAGCACGTTTTATTTCAGTCTCAATTATTTCAATTTCCCGAGCTTCCAATATGCCATTATTCCATATCCAGTCAACTCCTTCCATTACACCGTTAACAAACGCTGATGGAGCGGAGGGATCTTGGACTATGTCAATGGAGGCTAACATAAAGTCAGACCTCACATACATGCCACCTTGTCGGTTCTCGAGAGTACCCATACCACGACTTGAAACACCCAACTTAACACCACCTTCAAGTAGACCTTCTACGATCTGTCCCATAGGGGTTTTTAGTATAGATGCTTTCCCTATAACATTATTTCCCTGGAATTCCAGGTTCGTAATCTTATGTGAAACTTTATCAAGGTTAACCGTTGGACCATCTGGATGGTTTAATTCTCCAACTGCTCTACCTTGCGAAACCTGCTCTTTAACATATTTGTTAACTGCAGATTCCAAAATCTTTTTTTCGTATATACGGCCGTTTCTATTTTTCTTCTCGGCCTGCATAAATACGCCTTCTATATAAAGGTTTTTCTTTCCGTCTTTTCTTTCGATTAAAACTTCTAACGGACTATCTACGTATTCTGATATTAATTTCATTATTCGTTACCTAATAGTTGTAGGAATTCTTTAATTGCATCTTCAGCTTTTAAAGCATCATCAAACTTTTCATCGAGCATAGTATCATCTATCATAATTGTATAAGAATCGTCTTCTTTAAACATAACTATTCTAGTTCCATCAACCTCATACTTTTTAAAAGCTATCGGTTGCGTCTCTAATTTTTCTCTAAGCTCTTTAAATAACATTATAATTTATTCCTCTTCTGTAGCTGTTTCAGCTGGTTCTTTAACCTCTGATTTACCAGTCGCAGAAGCTAGCTCAATTTTTCTGGCATCTAATGCATCATTTAGCTTTTGACCCATTACGGTATCAAAGGCTTTATTAGCTTTAACATTATCACCATTTTTAATTGTATCTATCAATTCAATCGTACTCATAAAGTATTCCTCTATATTCTATTTATAAAAAATTAGATGTCAAGATCAAGATCTTCACCATCTTCTTCGGATTCTTTTTCGATTTGTCCATCAATTTCTTTAATATCCTCATCAGATTGTCTTAATATCTGCTTACGGATCCATTCATTTGATACATATTTGCCTACATATTCATCTAACGAGGCTAACATCTCGAATCTTTCTCTAATCATTTCTGATTCTTTTAATTCACTAAAGTAATTGTCTTCGATAAAATCAAAAACTATCTCTTCTTTCCAAGTTTCCCAATCCTGTTTAGTTATAATCTTCTTAAGTAATAACTGTGTTTTCAGTGCTTGCATAAACAAGTCAGAGAATCTTTTTCTTAATCTATCGATAAATTTCTTAAATTTAACTTCATCTCTAGATATCTCGGTAGATCTACCTAAACTAAATTGAGCTTCTTGTTCTAATCTTTGGATAGGAACATTAAGTGATCTATATAGTTTCTTTTGGAAATAAACGATATCATCTATTTGCCCTAGGTTATCTCCACCTGGTAATGTAGATATTTCAGTACCTCTTCCACCTTCTCTTCGGGGTAGGAAGAAATCCTCCATCATCGACATATGTTTCTTATCGTCTTTGATCTCGCCTGTACTAGCATCATAGACCAATTTATTTCTATATTGGTTCATAATGTTCTTGAGGTATTCCTCAGCTTTACCCTTAGGTAAGTTACCAACATCAATATAGAATATTCTACGTTCTGGTGCTCTACTTATTCTGTAGATAACCAAAGAATCTTCCATCATTCTTAGTTGGTTAACAGGTTTAATTGCTTTGTGTATATAAGATAATATTCTTGATCGACCAGGATCTAATTGACCTGATGTACAATATATTATAGAATCAGGGTGAATCTTAACTCCCTGATTATGTTTCTCCATAGCATTATCTTGAAAAATAAAATATTCTTCTTGCTTGGTGATGATCTTTGCACCAGTTCTAGGATCTTCTTTCTCTTCGATCTCTTTGACCTTCCGTAATTTAACAGGGTCAATATATCTTAATTCTTTAATTCCTTTTGCAGGTGATCCTTCATCTATAATCACATGGTAAGGTAATCTTCCATCAACGTACCACTTTCTGAATATATCATGTGCGTACTGATTAAAACTAACTAACCTAAGTATGTGATCAAACTCGACCTTAATTGCATCTTTGATTTGGTCAGATACTTCTAAAGCGTCCAACACAATATTAACAGGAGATTCATCATGATCTCCTATAATAGTTTCGTTAACTATATCTTCGATAGCTGCGTCACATTCTGGTTGGGAAGATACATCCCTATATTTCATAATAAGATCTACTTCATTCTTTTGGTTATCGCCATCTACATCTAAGTAAACTCCAAAATGTCCACCGGATTGTATAACACCAGCGCCATCTGACTCTGTGTCAGGTACGAATGATGGTCTAGGGGTTCCTTTACCTTTTCGATTTATTTCAAATCCAAAAAATTCTGCCATAATTTATTTCCTCATATCATCAGAGGGGAATAAATCCCCCTCGTCAAATATATTTATACTACCTACGAAGTAGTGTCTGATTCCCAATACTGAACCGCTAATTCAACTGTAAATTCTTCAATAGAATCTGCTGAATCATAATTAAGGTCAATTGCTGCTACTGAAATAGGGAAGCAACCTCTGTAATCATATTTCTTAGATACCGATCCATCTTTTCGTAATTGTTCAACAACTACATCAACAGAAAAATCATTTAAGTCTACTAAACCAGTATTCTCTTGGTGACCATTAATTCCATTCATCCATTCTTCGAATGATTTCCTTACATCAAATTCTGCATCATTGATGATAGTTAAAGAAAGATTCTCAAATGTTCTGTCGCCAGCCATTTTAAGTTTCCTTCCTCTAAAACCAACATCAAATGTTCCGATTGTTGAACCAGGAATAGATGCTTGTTTGCATAAGAAAGATGTTAGCTCAACGTTAGCTGAAGTAACATATGATGGAAAATTAACAGTAGCCTTGAATAAAGAAGGTCTCGCTCCACCGCCAGCTAGTTTTGATTTAAAATCGTCTATGCCTAATATTGCCATGTCTCAGTCCTCCCTTAACTTGAAGATCCGGCGATTTCTGTAAATTCTACGCCAGTTCTTGTTGCTACAAAGTTTAAAGTAATAAAGTTAATAGATCTAGCAGGCTTGACGTATATGTCAGCTACGAAATTATTAGTATCAATTACTTGACTCGTATTGTTAGTAGTATCGCAAATTACTGAGAAATCACTCAGTCCTCTACGTCCCTTCACATCTCTTAAAAATGGCTCTACCAAATTTTTGAATTGAGCTCTTGTGAACTCATCATTAAATTCGAATAACTGTGCTTTCGCAGCAGTTGATATTGCTTTTTCTAAGACTATGAATAATCGACGTACGTTAATACGATCGAATGCAGAAGGTTTGCTCAATAAGGTTTTATCCCCATATAGAATTGTCCCTTGACCGGGTAATGAAACTAGTGGATTTACTCTACCCTTGTACAATGTATCCCTGTCAGCCTTGACTGGGTTCCATGCAAGTTTAGTAACTCCGAATAGTTGTCCACGGTTAACACCGGCTGGTGAAAACCATGCATCAGCAACTCTGTCTGTGCTTGCGCAAACGCCTGCTACGTGTCCAGCTGCGCCTATCCAACGATAAGTATCATTATACTTGTCGTAGACATATACTGCGGACGAATCGCATGAAGCATATGAACTAGAACTTAGTCCATTTGCAAATGCCATAACATCGGTTACGGGGGCAGCAGCACCTTGTGTGTCTGCAATTGGAGGTGATACAAAAGCCATACAATCTTTACGGGCGTTAGCCACGGTAATTAATTTTTCTGCAATTGTTTCTGCACCGTTAGCATCTGGATATGCAAATAATAGTCCAACATCTACTGTTTCTGAATCTGCAAGAAGGTCGTAACCTACTTCGATTTCACCAGTAGTTGGTGTATTATCATCCGTTCCACCTGCCAAGCTATCTGCAATAGCGGTCGTTGAACCAGCTATAGTTGATAGCGCAGTGAGATTTCCTCCGGCGTTAGTTAATGCGGTTGGATGATCCATCCATCGCACGTATTCGGAACCTGTATTTACTACATTTACGTAGTAGTTTGAAGTTCCATCGGGTTTTTTAGCATCAGCTGCTTGTGAAGCAAATGCGAATGTTTCTAAAACAGTACCTGCGGTACCACTAAATACACCATCCTCATCTATCACAACCACATGAAGCTCGTCACCGATCGATCCCTTACCTAGATCAGAAGCATAAGTTGAGCTACCTGGAACTGCATCAAACAAATCAGAGTACTTATTAGTACCGTGATATGTAATTGTAGCCCATGAACTAACTCCTTCTGTAACTATAGCTACCTTAAGACTATTTCCTTTGGTACCAGGATGCTTAGCACCCCAATGACCAACGGATCCGCCGCCAGTGTTATAATTTTGATCAACGTAATGGGTATCATTTTTTATCAAAAGCCCGTTGCCATCAGCTGTAGCATTTAAATGCCCACTGGTAACACGAACCGCTTTCAATGCGTTGCCATATTTTAAAAATGACGCTGCGGTTAGAAAGTATTTGAATGTACTGTCATCCGGACTACCAAAAGTATCAGCTAAATTCTGTTCAGAACTAATGCTAACAATTTCGTTAGTTGGACCCCAGTTAAATGACCCAGCGAATCCACCAATACTGGTAGAAACGGCAGGTACTACGGCAGTCGCGTCAATTTCCTTGACTTGAACGCCTGGTGATACTTGAAATGCCATCGCTTTATCCTCTCAAAAAGGTTTGTTTATAAGTTAATATTTTAATATGATTCATAATATGGTTATTTTCATTCATGTTTATTTATGATTAAAATAATCCTGTGGTCTTGGTATCTTCCTCAAACCACACATTACCTTCTCCATCACCCTCACCTTTATCTTTATTTTGACCATCATCTATTAGGCCAAAGGGTAACATATCATCTTGAATTGCTTTTAATTGCTCATGATATAATAAGTTTTTCATATCAATATCGGAGATAGATTGGAATATATCTGTTGTGGTAAACCATCCAAATAGGACTAAATTCATCATTAAATCATCATGATTTGGTGCTTTAGCCGCAAAGGATTTACCCATAGATACAAAGGTTGCTAGTTCTATAATAGTATTAGCATCCCTTATTATTAATTTATTCTGTTCTATTAGGTCTTTTATAGTAGAACAACCTATTCTTTTTACCCGTTTAGTCATCATTACACCAATAGCATTAGCTTTAATAGCTGATTCTACAAACATATTTTCATATTCTAGGTCATAATATAATCCATTACATACCACTATACCAGCATCATTTGATTCTATTATCACATAAGCTTCATTATAAAGGTTAGCATACTTATAGATTATATCGGGTAATAGCATAGGAGAAATATTATTATCTCTAAATACTGCTACTTGTTCAAAAGGATTAGTTGATACATCTATTAAAGTAAAAGTAGAATAATCTTGTCCTCTACCCTTAGCTACATCCACCGTCATTAAATAATCATGATTTTCTATTGGCTCAGCATATATATAAACATTCTCTTTATAGTGAATAGGATCGACAGACTTTTGTGCTAATAGATGATTAGCGCTTATTAATGTATTTCCTCTACCGTGAAATGTATTACCAAATTCTTGTTCAAATTGTAATTCCGAAGTATTCGCTACAGTTTCATTTTTCCATTTTTTATCTCGACCTGGGACATCCCACCAATCTACTCTAAAGGGTTTGAATTCATTTGTTCCATTTGTAGCTCCTTCCCAGAGCTTATGGTATACATTACCAACACCATTAGCTGTAGAGCAAACTATAATTTGGGTATCTTTACCTGCTGACACTACTGGATAGGTTGAGGTATAAAACTGTGCATCATTTTCTACAAAGGCAAACTCATCGAGAAATAATAGGTTAATAGATAAACCCCTTATAGAACTACCTGAAGTAGCTGAAGCTATTATCTTACTATTATTACTAAACTCTATTGAGCCTTTATTTAAAGCTTTGCACCCTGGTTGTAAAAAGAAAGGCAAGTTCTCGAGCGCGAGCGTGATACGCGCGAGCATCTCGCGGGCGACCGCGCCTTTGTTCGCGAGTATAGCTATTGTTTTTTCTGGGTGGAAACACGCAAACCATAAAAGGTATACGACAGAGCTGATAGATTTACCACTTTGTCTACATGCTAATACTATAGAAAATCTATTTGTATTAAATGATTTAAACATCTCCTCTTGATAGGGATATAAATCAAATGGTACTAATCCTTCATCTAAAGAAATAATCTTAATATAGGTACATGCAAAGTATATAGGATCCTGCATACACTTTTGATATTCTATAACTTCCTCGGCATTAAAATCACTAACAACCCCATCTCGTTTGACACTTGGGTTACCAAGATATCCGAATTCGTTATTTTTAATCCTCAGGTTCGGCATCTATTACATCATCTTTATTTAATAACAATCTTTGTAGTTCTGTTGTACTCCCTACGAATACGTTATTATTTGTTATTTCTTTCTTCACATCATCATCAGTTAATTCTTTTTTACTCTTCTGAAGCTTCATTAGCTTCTCAGTAATATCTGAAATGGATTTTAAATGATTGGATAATACCTCGAAAGCACGCGGGTGCTCACTCTCGCGGGCGAGCTCGGCTAAGGAATCCATGGATTGGGTTCCAACCGCTATAAGTTCTTTATAAGTATCTCGCGAGAATTCATAATCATCTTTTATATCTTTCTTAGCGATATAATCGGGTCTTTTGGTTCCGGGTAGGTTCTTTTCAAGCCTTTCAGCAATTGCATCTTTTTTATCGGTCATAATATACTATTTATACAGCTTGATTTATTGTTGCTGTAGCTGTACTGGTTCCCCCGGTCAATGTTTCACTTTGATAAAAATATCCAGTTGGATCTGCAATTGCCATTGTAGTTCCACTTATGCTGGTTACTTTTGCTGTAGTTCCTGATGTTCCACCAGTTACTATTTCATTTACTACGAATGTTCCACTTACACTAGAGAGTGTTAGTGTCATAGTTGATGGTACGTTTAAATAATCTATTGTTGAGGTAATCGCATATTGATCAGATCCAGGACTTCCTGTAACCAATGTATCATCTTCTGTTGCTGTTGTAGGATTAACTACAAAGTTTTGTCCCTCTAAGAACATATTATTAGATTTATTTAACCAATCAATATCCACATTTTTAATAACCTTAGATGAACCAGCTCCAGAATAAAAAGTCATTTTCATAGTAAAGTTAATGGTATAAGTTAATACTCTTCGACTAACATAATCACCATCATATTGATCATCTATACTTACATCGTTTAATATAATAGGAACATCTTGTTTAAAATTAGTCCAACCATCAATCGGTTTAATAGTTACAGTATAATCTGGTTGGAAATAAGGTAGTATTTGTTCTAATATTTGAAGCCCATCATCTTGGTTCTTCGTCATTATACTTAATTGCATACCTATATTGTATGGTACTTGAGCATTAATAGTTTGTCTTTTGGTATTATCTGTAGAAAGATCTGCTGTAATTGTATTTCTTTTATTCTCTTTCTTATTACTATCAACTGACAGTGATGATATCTCAAAGGACATACGGGGTAATTTAATTGCCATACTAGCATCACCCATAGTATCCTGATCTATTCTAGATAAGAATTTTTGTTTCGGTCCATAAGCTAGAGGTACTTTAATCTGATTTAATATACCACCTGATCCATCTAGTCGAACTACTGAGATGTTATTAAACATAGTACCGAAAACCGCTACGGATTTTCTCATTGTTGCGTGATAAAAGTGTGAACCAAACATTAGTAATTATCCGAGGGGTCGCCGAAAGGATTATTTTCGGTAAAGTCTATGAAGCCATCTGCAGCTACTTCGAAAGCTATATTCTCAGCTCCACCATCTGACGGGAATACGTTAACTGAGTTATCACCAATATCATATATCTTACTAATATATGCAGTGACGGCGGAAGTACCACCTACTAATCCAATCGTGGGTGATACTATATAATCGGTTGCAGTGGTTGTTCCAGTAACACCAACATTAGATACCGTAATTGACCCTCTTGTAGCAGAGGTCTTAACAACCGTCTGTACTTCACCTTTAACTGTAACTCCAGATGAAACTACCTGACTAATAGTTTCACCAACAGTGTAATGTGCATTACTTGAAGTTGTATAGTCTAAGGTAACTTGATAAGATAATTTTTGTTGAGTGATGTCAATTGCATCAACACCTGTTTCAAAATCTTCTTCATTATATTCATATAAGCTACAAGATAGTTTATAGACAGGTAAGTTAGATAATTGATAAAATGGTTGTTCGTGTTCAACAAACATAATTTCAAAGAATTTGTTTGTCATTGGAAGGAATAATATATCTCCTTCAGCGGGTACGGGATAATCTAAATCATTATTCCAAACCCCAATAAGTTTGTTCCATTGTCTCTTAGAGATTACGAATGTTGCTTCGTCTCTAATTTCTAGTCCAAACTTAGAATATAAATCTCCTGAACCAGCGAATCCTTCTACATCTTCTATATAAGCTTCAATGATATATGCATCGTCGAATTTAGAGCCAGTAGCTTCACCCAGTACTTTATCCCTAGTAACTATTGTTCTAGGTAAGTAGTAAACGTCTTGTCCGAATATCTTAAGAGATTCTATTACTAAATCTTCATAAAGATTTTGTTCAGACTTAACAGCTTGAGAGAAATATACGTTTCTAGCCATTATTTATCCTGACATAAAATCAATTGGTTCTTCCCAATTAAGTCTAGCTTCTTCGGTTAATTTTTCTAGGTCAGTTGATGCATCATCATATATCTGTCTTCCATTAAAGGTGACTCCACCTGGCATCTGCATTCCCTCGAATTTAATTAGATTTTGACCCCATTGTTGTTTAATAAGTGCTGTACAATATTTCTTTAAGAAATAATCATTGTATACATCTGTGTATGTAGCTGGATCAACAATTCTATAACATTCTAAAACCAAGTAAGTTGAATTAATAGCCAATGAGAGTTTTTCACCCATATTAGCATGAGCTGTACAGTAATAATATAAAGTAGACGGAGCATCTTCTGCAATAGTGAAAACAACCTTAGCACCTACTGCGCCAGGAGTTCCTGTTCTAACTACACCAGTGGTATATCCTGCTCCACCGGTTG